TTAATTTAATAAGCTAAATGCGTTAAACCGCCGTAATCACTGGGATTGCGGTGGTTTTTGCATTATATACGATTAAAATAAATATGTTCTGAAAATGTATAAAATAACGTGAATTTATAGACGTAACTAACAAGTAACTAACAGGTAACTAACAGACGTAACTAACACATAACTAACAAAAAAACAGGCTGCTGTATGTGATAATCAGCAGTCTGTTTTGATATTATATTATGGATTAGGAAGGTCGATTTTAATAAGTTCTTCACGAAGTTGATCTACAGTTCTGTGGGTATATACAGCTTCTGTAACATCTTCTATAACGTGGCCAACGATTATCTTTAATACATATTCGTTCATATTAGCTGCTTTAGCAGCATTGATAAATGTATGTCTTGTATCATGTGGTTTATGCTTTAGGTTAAGCTTCATCATAACTTTATTAAAGCGACCACGATATTTGTCATAAGTAAGATGAGTACCTTGTTGTCCATTTTGATCATTAAACAGATAAACACTATGCATTTGTATGGCTTTATCATAATTCTGTTTAACAAGCTTCTGGATGGCTGGATGAATAGGTATAGTACGATTACGGCCAGCATCGGTTTTCAGACCGCCGGTGAAGGACCAGTTATCTAAATCTATATCAGCTATCTTAAGAATAGCCAGCTCCTGAGGCCTCCAACCGCTGTATATGCCTATTAAAACCATATCAGTGAATGGATATGTTATGTTATCCCACAGCTTCATTATCTCCTCATCAGAGAATGGTACACGCTTTATTTTGGTTTCTCCACGTGATACACTTTCACAAAGGGCTGCATAATCTTTATCAACGATATCATTTTTCAGGCAATATCGATACATAAGATTATATAAGCTTTTCATACGTTGTTTGGTAGCTTCACCAACATTAGCATTATGTATTGTTCCTTCAAGATGATTAGCCCGGATATCTTTCATACGCATCTTGTGAAGCGGTTTGGAATGATTAAAAGCACTTATCCAACTTCTTACACCACTTTGAGATATTTTTAGAAAATGTTCAGAGCTCCATTTCTCGTATACTTCCTCAAATGTTATGTTATTGATTTCTATATCATATGGGTTTTCATTGTAATTAATAAGAGCAGTAAGAGCTTCCTGTCTTGTGGGAAAATATCCAATAGTCATGTAGAGCTGTTTGGTTTTTCCAGTTTTTTCATCAATATCCCAGCCTTTTGTTTTACGAGCAACCCATGGTTTACGTCTTCTTCCAGATAGCTTATATACGCTACCCATTCCATTAGCTAATTTCATATTATCATTCCTTTCGTTAATCGAAGTTGCACCGGTGCAACTTATTAATTAGTTAAATTAGAGTATAAAAATAACACCTACTTGCATAAGCGGTGCTAAGAATGATATAATATAGCTTGCTTAGGGCGGTATTATATCATAAGCACTGCTTATGTAAGTATCGTGGTAAAAGCTCTTGTGTTGGTAGCACAGGGGCTTTTATTAACATTATTAAATGTAGAAAAAAGTTATATTTTATCGACTAAAAAGCTGTAAAAAAAGTGAAAAAAAATTGACATTCAACAACCATAATGTTATTATTTGTATGTGGTTCACGTTATGGAATTTAATGCTATAATAGGGTTTACCTAACGGCCAAAAATTCTTGTGAATTGATTAGTTGTAAAGAACATATTTAAATGTTCGTATATATTTTATGAGTTTAGCTAGTGATGTTTTTGGTGTGTACCAAAAAAGGTTCACTAGCTATTCTTCTTTTAATTGAGATTGATAATTTTCCCAATAATCTAGACACATTACACATCGTTTGAAGTAAGTGTTATCTTTAAGTAGTTCAGGTGTTGATTTCAAAAACATATCTTTGCAAAGAGTACGCATAGTATTAATATCAAGTAAATCTATATTGGCTAATATTAAAGCAGGAACTTTCTTAATGTCTTCTTGTTCTTCAATGCCAGCCTTAAGTTCATTAAAATTAGTATAGTGTGGCAATTTGCTAATTGTTTTCTTTACAGATGTGCCAAGTATTAAATCAATTGTGCTGTGCTTATCTACATATACTTTTAAGTGAGAATCTGGTATTAATGTGTAATTTGCTTTTTTAATATATTTATATACAGGCATAAGCAGATTGCAAGGTATAGATTTGAATCGCACAGTACACATTTCTTTAGCAGAAAAATTTTTGTTATCATAAATAATATCCTCAAATATAAGTGCAGTATCAACTAGACCATATCCGTATTTGTTTAGAATGTTATCTCGGTATCCGACAGCAATAGCTAATGGTTTTGAAGATAAATCCATATTATCAAGGTCATCTAATCCAACAATTATTGATTCTGCATTAGCTGAATCAAGGTTTTCATCAACAATTTTTCGAACAATGCGCTTAGTGTCACGAATTCTAATTGGAGATATTCCAGGAACAACTTTGTTAAGTGTACTAAATACTTTTAGATAATTATCTGTTTGTATTTCAGTAACAGGTATTTTTTGACCGTTAGGAAGAATTATAGTATTTTTATTTTCCATGAGCTTACGTTCTCCCTTTTTAAAAGATATAAATACAAAATGTTCGTCTATATTATCTAATTGCTCATTTGTAAGGCAAGATAAGAAATCAGATACTATGTTGCGAATATTTTCATCGGTAAAAGAATATCCTAAAAATACTATTGGTGACTCAGAAAATAGAGTAAGCATTTTAGCAATAACTAGCTTTCTTGAATCAGTAAATTCTTTATAGTCTTTTTCAGTAATAATGATAGAATCGGCATCAGTGACACATCCATGTATTTTATAAATTTCTGCTGAATTATAACTGTCAGCGGAAAATAATTCATACTGGTGTCTGAAAACAGTGTAATCATTATTAAAAATCTCCTTTTCCAGAAATTGATCATAATTAGTGGTTATGACAGCAGAAACTTTATTTTTTAGGTTTTGGAATAATTCTTTTTCTTTGTTAAGATAATTCGCTGATTTTAATGGGAGCTTTTTAAAAATATTCGATAAGTACATTTTATAAGGTGAAACCCCTCTTTTAACCCAGGCAGGATTTTTGGTTTTAATAAAATTTAATTTAATTTTTCTGTCAAAGAAAGCTTCATTAAATTCATTTTCGATAATAGTTCCCATCTTTGCATTTATTTCAAAATCAGTAAGACCTTCGCGCCTATATTTGTCAATGTATTTCTGATATTGATATGAATCCTTATTGTACATATCAAATGATTTTTGTAAAAGTTCATTCCAATCTGGATAATCTTGCAAATATCTTCTTGAAATGCCTGACCCAACAAAAAGTACAGGCATGCGATTGCTTTTTACAATCTTATCTAATGCATTCATTGTTATTACCTCCTGTATTTAATAATATTGTTCATTCCCACATCTCCAACACATAAAACGTTGGTTCAAAGCCGATAACATAGTTGTCAACTTTAGTGCATATTCCGTATTTATTCCGGTAGCACTCTAATGCATCACTAAGAAATGTTTCAGTTACATTGAGATATTCTGCCATATCGTGTAATGTGCGGCAGTGAGCTTTGTAGCAATCAATAATACCTCTTAGTCCAACTTGCTTGTTATAAGCCCACAGGCGGGCACGTTGTTCCTGATTACGGTTAGAAGTATCAGACATATCTAATCCCATTCTTTCTTACAATCTTCAAGAGAGTAACTTTCATTTTTATCTGAACTATTCATATAATCTTGATATAGTTCTTCACAAAAATTATCATCAGTCTGCGTTAGTTTTTCGCTTTCACTCATAGTAATACCTGCTAATCATAGTGTTAATCAAAATATTAAATCTTAACCAAAGCGGTAACTTTAGCGTAATGGTAACTATTTATTAGCATACTTTTACTATGATACAGTTACATTTTAAGTCCAAATCTATTAGCTCTCAATTGAGCATATTTCTTTTGTGATAATTTGACAGGTAGCGAGTTATATGTCTGCATTATTCGTTGATAGTTAAAGCAAGGACATATGCAATATATAGCGGCATAAGAGTCAATTCGTTCTTTAAGCTCAGCTTGATTAAGAACATATGTGTTTCCTATCAGTCTATAGAATGACCACCAAGGATTATTAGCAGCACTAACTTGAAGTCTGTGACAACCAAAAGGATTTTCAGTCATATAGCTTGCTCCGTAGCAAAAATTTGGATTTCCACTTCTGCATTTGTCCCCATAGCAATAATTTAATTGACCAACTATTTTTCTATCAATAACTTTTCCGTTAATTATAACAAAAGATGATTTCCAATTTGCAACAAGTTCATATAGGCTGATAAAAGCAAGGTATTCATTAGGTCGGCTAGAATATATTGCTTGATGTAGAATAATACCATTATCTGTTTGCGTATGGTATTGAGGGGCTTGTTGTGCCAGTGTAACAGCTTTCATATAATTACTGGAAGATGATTTTCCAAAAGATACAGATATATACCAATTAGGAAAATTAATATGCTCATTTTTATTTTCAGTATGATTGTGTTGCTCAATTGTTTTATTAATATTATTTATCTGAGCAGGTTGCTCAAGATTAAATTGATTAGAAATTTTTAGTTGGTTTTCATTGTGTGTTAATGCAGATATTTCATTAGGTTTAGATATCTCTGTATATGTAATTGCATCAGATACAGAATTATTAGGCAAATAATGCGAAATATCTTTATTTATAGAAATAATATTATATTCGGTTGTTAGTACAGAACATATTTTATCAGCTTGTTTTTTATTACAAACTAAAGTCCAAAATGAATTATCTGTAAATTCAATAACTAAATAATATGATGTATAAAAAACATTTGAAATATCTTTTATATTATATATGTATTTTTTGCCAAGGAAAAAATCTAAAAATAAGCCAGCATCAAACAATCCAACAGTACAGGTTGATGATTTTTGATTAGGTATTCCGTGTATATAATGAACGTAAATATAAAATCTATTTTGTACTAAGAAATTGTACTGCTTTTTTAATGATTTTAAATCACTTTTACTAATTAGCATTTTATCCCCTCCTTTTAATCTGTTGCTTGTCTGTATTCTTCTATTATGTATAAAGTAGGTATAAAGCCAATAAAGTAATTATCTAATTTAGCATATACCCCATACTTTGAGCGATAGCACTCAATGGCTTCTAGCAGAAATTCTTCCGTTACATCAAGATATTCTGCCATTTCGTGAATAGATTTACAATTGGCTTTATAGCAATCAATTAGACCTCTTAAGCCTATTTGTTTGTTATAAGCCCATAGGCGGGCTCTTAATTCCTGCTTTCTGTTAGAAGTGTCTGACATATCTAATATATTGCCAGTGGAAGTGTAGAAGTGTCCAAGTTCCTCAGCAAGGACACAGGCTTTTTCTTTTTGAGTTCTTAAGTCGTTACTTATAGCAACAGTGCCATCACAATATAATCCTTTAATTCTTGTTCCCTTCAAATTGTAGTCATCATACACTGTAACATCATTATCATTTGCATTGGATAATAACTTCTCGTATTCTGTCAAATTAATTCATCCCCTTTGTTTCTCATTTATTTTCTGCTTAATTTAACAAAATTAGCAAATTCTTCTATTTTATTTAATTCTTCTGGTGTAAATTCTTCTCCGTCAAAATGAGCGGCTATTGTTTGCGGCTCATTAATAGTATCATCTGCTAGATAGTCAAGAGAACAATTAAAATAAGTACAAAGCTTTTTCAAGGTTGATAATTTTACATTGTCGCTTCCTTTTTTATAAAAACCATCTATTGTAGTATAAGGAACTCCAGATTCTCTTGCTAATTCTGCTTTGTTAATTTTTTTTTCTTTCATAAGTAAATCTAACTTATCTGTAAATCCCATATGTGTACCTCCGTTGTAATTAGATTGTAACTCTATTCATCATATTTGTAAATGAAAATTACCCCACAAAGTAAAAAAATTATCTTTTAGGGTTGACAATTACGACATAGGGTATATAATGATAATGAAATTACGACACAGGGTAATGGAAAGGAGTATTGAATAAAATTGTTTAATAATTTAAGTGCCGAAATGGCAAGAAAGAAAATGACAATCAAAGAACTTTCAAAAAAAACAAATATGACATATGAAAGCCTAAAAAATAAAATGGCTGGAAATACAGAGTTTAAAAGAAGTGAAATGCTTGCAATAAAAGCTCAATTTCCAAATTTCACTATGGATTATTTGTTTTCAACAGAAGATATTCCAAGCAAGTAATATAACAAGGAGGTGAGAGAGGTGAGTCGAGAAGAAAAGATAAAAGAAATATTTTCTCAACGAATGAAGGGTTTTGCGGCATCTATGGAAGAGCTACCTCAAATTATTGATGTAATAAATGTTCTTTCAGATAAAGGAATTTCTGTGCATAAAGCACAAGCAATTTTATCAGATGCCGCAAAGATAATTAGTGAAGTGACAGAGTGTTAATTCATATTAGAATTGGCAACATCAACATTTTTAGCAATTTCATATGCTTCAATATATTTTTCTGCAAAGTCTTTAGCGTAATTAGCAGAACCAGAGTTTATATAAAGTGGCATATTATTTGAAACATATGCTTTTGCAGTTTCTGTCGCAACAGTATGATAAAACAATTCTTTATCCATAATAAGTCTCCTTTCAAAAATACTCGGCTACGGCAATAGCCTGTGATTAAAGTATAGGAGCTGTGACAGAATTAGGCAAGATATTCAAGTAAGTAACATACAAGGAGGTGAGAGCAATTGCGAAGAAAACATATAAGTACATTATCCGTGGTTATGAACCATTCATAGAAGAGAAAGCCAAGACATTTATGCAGGCAATATCAGCTATAAAGAAAATGAAAGTATCAGGCATTAAGTATTATGAGGTTATAAGGATACCATTTAAAGAGAGGCATCCTAGCTTCCCAATATATTTTTCAATAGTTGTGTTGATGATTATTAGTTTAAGAGGTTAAGAATGAATAGCATAAAAATTAATTACGATAAAGAAGAACTTGAAATTGATGGAGAGAAAATCACAAAGCCGTTTATTGTAAAAGTTCCATATGTTGATGGCTATCAAAAGGCAAAGGTATTTAACCATAAGAATGGATGGAAAGCAGGAGAAAAACTCCCCTGTATTTCAATACAAGGAGGTGAGAGCGTGAAAGAGAATACGGATGAATTAATAGACAAGCTGGCAGATAACATTGTTGGTGAGGTTTTAAATGAAACAGGCACTAAGGAAAATGAACAGGAATGTTTATCTGAAAGAATAGAGAATGCTGTTGGATTACAGGAATGGAGAAATTGGACAACAGGTGAATTAATAGTAGATGGCAAGTTATTTACTGGTGAAAGTGCCAAAAGAGCCACTCAGATTGTTAAAGCATTAGAAGGGTTAACAATCCGAGAAGCTCAGGACTTGTTAGAGAGAGTAAATATACATTTACTTAACTTTGTAGTTACCACAGATAGATGAGATCAGCTTAAGGAGTGAAGAATGATAAAGAGAAAAAACACAATAATAGCAGCTTTGATATTAGGTGCATCATTAACAATGACAGGTTGTAGTGAAGCAGATAAAGTTAATTACAATATGTCAAAGCAGGCAGATTATTTTGAGTGTGAACGAAAAATAACAGTATACAACGCACGTACAGATAAAATCATTATGGAAGCAGAAGGCTATATGAGCATAAGCAATGATAGTGAAAATGAACTTGTATGTACGGTTAAAACTGGCGCAGATGAATACAGAAAGAATTACATATATCTCAATGATTACACAATGTATGTTGTTGAGGATATAACAGGAACACATTCAGACCCATATCATTACAAGATGTATTTTCATACAGAAAGTCTTATTGATGTGGATACAAGACCATAAAAAGGAGAAGATATGAACACAACAGCAGTAGCAATAACAACTATTATCTGCATAACAATATTAGTTTTATGCAGAGATGATAAGAAGAGGTGATATTATGGAGCATTTTAATTCAATCGAAGCAAGGGAAGCACAGGATAAATATTGCGATAGAGAAGGTTATCCGCATTTTGCACCCAGAGATGGTATATGTGTGAACTGTAACAAAGACATTTATACAGAGCAGGACCGCGGAGGATATAAAACAGGTATTTCACTGGAAAAGGCAGGGGCAACATTAATAACAGGCTGTCCACATTGTAGTTGGTCATTCTGCGATTAAATGATTTTATTATTGAATAGGAGGAGTAACTAATGCCTAATATTAAAATAAAGACAGCAGAAGCAGCATTAATAATGGGCTGTAGTCCTCAATTTGTCAGAATAGGGTTACAGCAGGGAATATTGGATATAGGTAATGCAATAAAGATGTCTTCTATCTGGACTTATAACATAAGTGCAGCCGCACTTGCAAAGCGACAAGGAATGTCATTAGAGGAGTTATGTAAAACCTTGGATGAAATAAGAGACAGGTAGGAAGAACAGAAATGTTATATGCACAGGCACAAGAGCACTTTGAGAAAGAGCAAAGAGATAAGAACTGGATAACATCTTTTGTGGCAGTTCCGTATAATAACCTGTATGACAGATTATTCAGGCTGGCAGAAGAGTATGGAAAGATAAAGGCGGAAGTCTATATAGATAAAACAATAACAGACACTATATATGTAAAAGTAAGCAAAGTATAGATGAATAATAGAAAAAGAGCTGGTACAAGGAATACCGGCTCTTTCTCAAAACACATATAGATAAATCTCATATTTATTATATGTGTAAGTTCACTGAAAGTCAAGCGGGCGCAGGCTCGTCTTTGTAACTTTATAAATATATTAAAGTTAGGACATTTAAGGAGACAGGTATGGCTTACAGAAAAGATGTATGGCACTTCCCTGGCTCTAATGAGTATGAGTACAAATTTATTGGTAATTATGGAGCTAAGGGCGAGAAACGCCATAAAAGACAGAAAGCAACACAGGAGCAGATTAGAAAGCAGAACCAGAGAAATAAAGAAAAGAGAGTAAGAAGATTAATAAAAGCAAACTTTAAGGAGGGAGATCTATGGACAACACTAAAGTATCCGAAGGGAACAAGGAAAAGCATCGACGAAGTAAGGAAAGACCTTAACAGCTTCTTAAGAAGTCTCAGGACAAGATATAAGAGTATTGATGAGATTGTGAAGTATATATACAGAATTGAGGTAGGAGCACTCGGAGGTGTGCATATACATATCCTTATAAACAGGGTTACAGGTGCAGATAAGATTATAACAAAGTGCTGGGAAAGGTTTGGACACGTTAACTATCAGAACATATATGAAACTGGCGGATATGCAGATCTGGCTGAATATATCGTTAAACAGCCGGAAGAAAATACGGAAGAATATGAACAGCTTAATATGTTCAGCGTACAGGAACAGAAAGAACTTGTTAAGTATTCCTGTTCAAGGAATTTGGTACGTCCTGAGCCAGAACGCACTGATTACAGCAGAAGGACGATGAGAAAGATTATAGAAAATGGTCCGGAGCCGACACCAGGATATTTTATAGATCCATTGTCGATAGTAATGGGGACAAACCCTTATACAGGAATGAATTATCTGCATTATACAGAGTACAAGCTATTACGATTACAGGATGACCCATAAGGAGGAGCAATGAGACAGGTAAACATATATACAGCAACAACCTTTAAGGGACTAAATGTACAGAATGGCATTATAGGCTACATATTGGAGCTTGTAACAGACACGGAGCCGATAACACTGGACAGCACAGAACTACTGCACGATATGAAGCCTAATAGGGCAGAACTAATAGCAGTTATTAAAGCACTACAACGGATGAAAGAAAAATGTGAACTGGTTATATATACAGAGTCTCCTTATGTGGCAAATGCTTTTAATGCTGGCTGGCCAGACAAGTGGAAGCAGAATAATTATAAAACAGCAAAAGGCGGTGATGTGGCAAACGCAGATGAATGGATAAAGCTGGATGAACTGCTTGCAGGACATAAGTATGAATTTCGCCTGCAAGAGGAACATTCATACAGAAACTGGTTAAAAGGACATATAGAAAAAGTAAAGGAGTATGAAGATGTTTGATATATTCGGAGAGTTTAACAGTGCAGAAGAAGTAAACGAAGCGGCAGCAGCACAATTACAGGAAGGTGATACAGATGCAGTTATGACAATAGCAAGAGAAAATGGCATAGATGCGGATGATGCGCAGGACTATATAGATGGAATGGTGGATAAATTATGTTCTCCGCTTATGGCCGCATTTGGAAAAATAGAGGTTGAGACAGAGGAGCTACAGCCTAAAGAGATAATAGAAGACTGGGTTACCTACATAAAAAAGAGGTGTACAGAGTGCGAAGATATGGCTGTGGCGGTAAGAACAAAAGGTAAGAGCATTAAAGGCTGTATAGCGGCACTTCTAAAATGGAGTTTCACCAATTCGTATGATGTAGACAAAAATATAGTAAAACAGGCGGGCATAAGAAATAGCAATGTAAAAATGGGTATCCCCGGAATGGCAACAGCGTACAGGCTTATAGATGAATATTATCTTGGAGGTGATAAGCATTGAGAAAGTCAAAGGTATTAGCATATGCAGGACGTAAGACCAGGTCAAAGAAAAATACATTGATAGCAGATATTGTTGATATAGGTGGTAAAAAACATTTGATAATAGACTTATACAGCAACAGAGAGCTTATATACAGAATGGCATTCAATGATATGGAATATGCACATTATGATTATAAGAGTAAAAAATGGGATGCAATAGTATGCTCATACAATAAGCCACATAGAAATGAAATAAACAATGCCAATATAGGTAAAGAAGATAAGGAAAATATTTTAAAGTTTTACGGCAGGAACAAGAAAGATTATCAGGATTACACAGATATCATATATGATATAGAGAACATTGCAGATACAAGAAAAGACAAGATAAGGCGTGAAAGGGAAGAGAAAGAAAAAGAACAGTTACTGAAACTTGTGCCAAAAGAACCAAAGATATTACAGGATGCAATAAATAGATATGTTAATCAGGGCAACATAATATATTACAAGCGAAAAGGTAACAAAGCTGATTATCATTGTTGTCAGTGCGGAATGGATTATACAAAGAGAAACAAATCATCAGAAAGTTATGAGGATTCAGTTTTTGCATCATTAGCGAAAGTGCCAAAGGCGTTTGAAATAGAAACTTGTCCATATTGTAAAAAATCAGGAACACTATTGCATATGGGATATGCTAAAAGAACTCATCAATACTTTGAAATATTGTTATATCAACTAGCTAATGATAGTAAGACATTAATGGTAACAGGATATGGTATTAATGTGTATAGAAGTCCATACGATCCATATAAGATATCGTACAGAGAATATGCCTTATCATTCCTGAGACCTGGATACGAAAGAATATATCAGATATGGGGAGAACACTTGAGAAAGTCAGATTACTTTAATGTAGACAAAAATCATGATGTATATGAACTTGGCAGCAGTGCTATAGCAGAGAGCAGTCTTAAGTATTTCCCATCAAATATGGGAAACCTTATATGTAATGCAGCAGAAAAGGAAACAAATCATACGATAGCAAGATATAACGCACTTAGAACATATGCAAATGCTCCAGCAATAGAAAGCCTGTATAAGATTGGACTTTATAATATATGCAGGAGTCTTATACAAAGTGGTGGACACACAAGAGATATAAAAAAGACAGCAAAAGAGGCAGCAGATATTCTTATGGTAAGCAAAGAAGGCTTTAGATACATAAGACAGAGTATTGGCAATGATAGATATATGCTGGATACAATAAGATATATGGAGAAAAATAATATACCACTTAATGATAACAATGTTGAGATTATAAAAAATCTACAAATATATTATTATCCTAAAAACGCAATGATGACAACTTACTTAACTAAATACCAGAGTATACAGAAGCTTTATAACTATCTCAATAAGCAAAAGCACAGTTATACTTCGCTTCCTGATACACTTAATGAATACTATGATTATATAAAACAGCGTGAACTACAGGAAGATAATCTTAATAATACAGTATATTTAAGACCACGGGATTTACATACAACGTATATGACATTGTTAGATGATATAGAACACTTAAAGAATGAGAAGTATATAGCTGAGATGAGTGAAAAATATAAAAATATAAGAGAGCGTTCAGCAAAAATTCCTAAAAAATATACGTGGCAGCAGGCAGACCTTCTTATAAGACCAGCGAAGAGTGCAGAAGAGATAGTTATAGAGGGCAGACTGTTACATCACTGTGTTGGAAGTGATGCACAGGGATATATGAAAAGATTTAACGAAGGAAAAGGCTGGATATTACTGGTAAGACACATACAGAGTCCTACAGTACCATTTGTTACAGTAGAGCTTGTAAATAATAAGATTAAACAATGGTATGGAATAAAAGATAGTAAGCCAGACAGAGAAAATGTTGAGGCATTTCTCAATGAGTATATACAACACATAACAGGAAAAGGAGGAGAAAAAGCCGTATGAATGAGTTAGAAGAACTTAAAAACTACAGCGAATACAAAGCAGCACTTGATAAGCAGATAAAAGAATCAGCGGAAGGTTTTGTAAAGATAGGTTATCTTTTAAAGTTGGCCAAGGATACAGATATCTTAAAAGATTCACAGTATAGTAACGTAATTGAATTTGCCAGGGCGGAGTATGGTCTGGATAAGACAATGGTATCACGGTTTATAAACATCAATGATAGATTTTCAGAAAATGGCAACAGTCCGGTGCTCAAGACAGCATATCAGGGTTTCGGATATGCTAAGCTGGCTATTATGCTCCAGCTTCCAGATGAACTTAATGAGGAGCTTACACCAGAGTATTCCAAGAGAGAAATACAGACACTCAAAGCGGAAGTTGATGAGGAAAAGAAAATAAGTGATCTGGAAGTATATGCTGAGGGCACAGATACCGAAAAGACAGAGCTTGAGCAGATTATATACAAAATATGTGAAGAGAATATACAGGTATATGAAAGCATATATGATGCAGTTACACACGAGAAATTAAATGCTGACAACATTGTAGATATGTTTGCACCTGCGGAAGATATGATTTATTCAGTACGAATACAGGGAGCAGGAAGAAAAGCAGTTTCTTTCAAGCAGGGAGAGGATATAGCAGTTGTAAGCCTTAGGACATCAGAGAAGGATACATACAATCCACAGGAAGTATACATTGCCACAATGAACATAGCAGGCAGGAACATAATAAATAGTGAGGCTGATGCCAAGACAGTATGGCAGCAGATATATGCTAAAGAATATCCTGAGAAAAAACCCCTAGTTGCACCGGTGCAACACAGTTCCAAAGCTGATATAAAAAGGCCAGAAAAGAAAACGAAGGTTGTGAAGGCAAAGCAGGAGGAGATACACGATATAGAAAAGACAGTTCCCAAAGCCTCTCCTATAGAGACACAGGAGCCTGAAAAGCCGATAAAGACAGAAGCTGAGCCTGTAGATGAGCAGGTTGAAGGACAGAAGAATATTGCAGATTATCCTGATGTTATTCCAGTAGAACGTGTTGAGGGGACAGTTGAGTCTCTCACATCAGAAGCTGATATAAAGAACAATATTATAACAGCGGCATCAAATATTAAATTCACATTGGAAGTTAACAGTTATATTACAGACAACATTATAGACAGGCTTATAGCATTAGCAGAAAACATAAAGACAGAGCTTGAACAGCTAAAAGGAGGCAGCAGATGAAAGTATATATAAGTTTACCAGTAACAGGAACATCCGACTATAAGGAGAGAGCAGAGGCAATCGAAAAAGTTCTTACAGAGCAGGGACATACAGTAATTAACCCAGTAAAGGTGTGTGAGAACCTTCCCAAGGATACAACACACAAAGAAATTATGAATATATGTATTTCTATGCTTGATATGTGTGATGTGGCAGTATTTGCACCAGGGTGGGAACATTCAACAGGCTGTACGCTTGAGATGTGCAGGGCAATGAATAATAGAATTACAATTGGTTTTGTAGGAGAGTTAGAAGAGAAATGGGAAAATCAAAACAGGCAAGAGCACACGAATTTACAGAAAAAGCAAGAAAGGAAATCTATGCAAGAGACTTCGGCCAGTGTATTTTCTGCATTAAGAAATACAATATGCAGGGTTCAACGTGGTATTCACAGCAAATACTAAGCGTTATGCACTATATACCAAGGTCAAGAGGAGGCTTAGGAATACCGCAGAATGGAGCTATAGGATGCCAGTTCCACCACAATATGTTAGACAATGGAAATCAAGGAAAGAGAAAGGAGATGTTGGAGATATTCAGACAGTATTTGCAGGAGCTTTATCCGGAATGGAATGAGGATGAGCTTGTATATAGAAAATGGTAAAAAGGGAGGCGTGAAAAATGTAGAGATACAAGAGATAAAAGAAAAATAGAACTATTAACAAATACTTATTCATTACAAAATAATATCACATAAAAAAAGAGAAGCTGATAGCCAAACTCACCACGCTGTCAGCTTCCTTTCTCAAAAACAGAACATATGTATTGTATCATAGATATATATATTGTGCAAGAAAATTATAAAAATGAGAAGGGAAGTAAAGAGATATGGCAGCAGATATTCGGGAAGCGTTAATACAGTATTGTGACATAAAACAGGAATATGATTACATAAGAACAAGAAGAGATAAGTTAATAAGAGAGATTGAGAAAATGGAAAAGGAGCAAATGAGTGTAATTGATTCTGTTACAGGTGGGGATGGAGGTATACAGCATTATAAGATAGAGGGATATCCATATCCTGAGTATAGCAGGAAAAGGACATTGCTTATAGCAAGAGAGAGTCAGTTACAAAAGTATGAAATAAAATTATTAGAGATAACAAATGAAGTTGAGGAATTTATAGAAAAAATTGAAAATAGCAGAATAAGAAGAATGATTGAGTATAGATTTCTTGATGATTTAACCTGGATTCAGGTGGCACAGAGAATGGGAAAACATCACACAGAAGAAAGTTGCAGAAAAGCTATAGAGAGATTTTTAAAAGAAATTTGAAGTTTGTCCGATTTGTCCGCTTTTTCTGTGTTAATATATAAACTGGAACAAACAAAGAGAAATGTTGAACCACGGACTAGCATATAGTACGAATAAATTTTCTCAGATAGAGTCAGTAAGAACTGACAATATTACTCCGAATATGAGAACTATCCACCTCTAAAAGGTACTGGCATTAAGCTGTCAGTACCTTTTATTGTGCTTAAGTAAGAGAAAATAAAAAATGTTAATAAATGTTAATAGAAAGGGGGTACATAAGAAATGAAACCAAAGCAGATAAAGTGCCTGGAATTAATGGTTCAGGGCGAATTAACAGACAAAGAAATTGCAGAGGCAATTAACATTTCTCCTAAAACGATATGTGACTGGAAGAAAAATAACGAAGAATTCCGCAACGAATACAACAGAATGATGCGCTCAAGCCTGCAATATGCTGCCCCTAAAGCGTTTAGAAAGCAGGAAAAATTACTAAATTCAAAAAATGAGATGGTTGCATATCTTGCGGCAAAGGATCTAATGGATAGAGCAGGACTTAATCCTATTGAGAGAATAGAAGCCAATGTAAATGATACAGCTAAAAATGAACTCGCAGAGCTATTAGCACAGCGTAAAGCAAGGGGTGAGCCAGATGCTTCTAAGTGATAAATACTGGGACTACATAGATACTCCTGCAAGAGCAGAGTTCCTTGAAGGGTCTACGGCATCAGGAAAGACAACAACTGTTGCCGTTAAGTTTATTATGAATGTAGTTGAGTCAGATATGAAACTGCACGTTATTGCAGGTAATACAACAGGTGTAATTGAGAAGAATATCATAAATGCAGATATGGGATTGTTACAGATATTTCCTAATCTGGAATACTGTGGTAACGGTGATAAAGAGAATAAACTTCCGCACATTAAATTCAAAACAGGTAGTGCAAAGATAATATATGTTCTGGGTTACGATAATGTCAGTAAGTGGAAAAACGCACTTGGAAGCCAGTTTGGATGTGTATGGGTGGATGAGTGCAACACAGCTAATATAGACTTCATACGAGAGATATTCGGACGTTCTGAATACTTTGTAGGAACGCTCAATCCAGATACGCCTACACTGCCTATATATAGCGAGTATATTAACCACGCAAGACCGATTGATAAGTATAAAGCAGATGTGCCAGAAGAAATATGGAAAGATCTGAATGAATGTAAGCCTATTAAAAATTGGGTATATTGGTTTTTCAAGATGACGGATAATATATCTATGACACCTGAGAAGATAAAACAGAAGGAATTGAGTTATCCGCCTGGTACTAAGATACACAAGAATAAGATATTAGGATTAAGAGGCAAGGCAACTGGCCTTGTCTTTTCTAATTTCTGCAATAGGCATATTCTTACCAAAGAGCAGGCTAAGGAATACATCAGATGTGAAGTTGATGTAACACAGGACGAATATTTTACAATATTTACCAGTGGCTTAGATACAGCTTATTCAACCAAGAGTCCAGATACTATTGCAATGTCATTTGCAGGAATAACCAACAAGGGTAAGTTGATAGTGCTGGATGAAAAGGTGTATAACAATGCAGAACTTGATATTCCAATAGCCCCGTCTGATACGGTAAGGAATTACATTGATTTTCTGGAGCGCAACAGAAAAGAATGGGGCGGAATGGCAAAGAATGTGTTCGTTGATAATGCAGACCAGGCGACAATAACAGAGTTTGCAAAGTATAAAAGAGAACATATTGACTGCCGGTATATATTTAATAATGCGTATAAGAACGTAACTATAATAGACAGAATTAATCTACAGCTTGGCTGGATGTCCTTTAATGATAAGAAGGGCAGAGAGCCAAGCTTTTATATTGTCGATACCTGTACGAATTACAAGACTGAATTAGAGGCGTATTCGTGGCTGGAGGATAAGGACTGTGAGCCAGAGGACGGTAACGACCATATGGTAAACAGTGTACAGTATGGCTGGATTCCTTATCGCGACAAGATAGGAATAGAGAATAAGACATAGGAGTGTGAGTGAGGTGAACATATTTACAAGTATGGCAGAAAAGGTAAGAACAGGAATAAGGACGTGGCTGCGTATACAGCCGGCTGTTAATGGATCCATAAGCATACAGGAAACTCTTGATTATGAGGGAAATGCCATAAAGAACCAGATATGGTACAGAGGTGAAAGTGAAGAACTGTCACAGTTATACAGCCAGATAGATGGTGACAAGACAAGGTTCTGGTCTGCAACAAGTACAGCGGGGTTAGAGATAAGAAAAATACACGTTGGCTTGCCAGCTATGCTGTGTGATATGCTGGCGAGTATAGTTGCTGATGATATGAATTTAATAGACACTGGCAGCAGACAGGAAGAATGGGACAAGATTGCAGAAGAAAATGATTTTATAGAGCTGGTAAAACAGGCAGTTATAGAAGCACTTTATATAGGAGATGGAGCATTTAAAATATCTTTTGATACAACCTTAAGCCAATATCCAATAATAGAATTTTATCCGGGAGATAAGATAGAAATTATAAGAGACCGTGGCAGGGTAAGAGAAATCATTTTTAAGACAGTGCACCATAGTGGAACAAGGGAATATGTTCTTCTTGAGCATTATGGAATAGGATATGTTAGATATAAGCTTGTAAATGGAGACAAGGAATGCCCTCTGGATACAGTGCCTGAGCTTGCAGGGCTTTCAGATGTAGTATGGAATGACAATTTTATTATGGCAGTTCCTATGATGTTTTATAAATCAGCCAGATATAAAGGAAGAGGCAAGAGCATATTTGATGCCAAAATAGATAATTTTGATGCACTAGATGAGGCTTGGTCACAGTGGATGGATGCCTTAAGGAAAAACAGAACAAAGGAATACATTCCAGAAAATATGCTCCCAAGAAATCCGTACACAGGAAAGGTTTTAAAGCCCAATGCCTTTGATAATGCTTATATAAGTACAGAGGCAAGTATGAAAGAGGGACAAACTAATAAAATAGACCTAGTACAGGGTAATATTCCCCACGAAAGCTACCTTGCAACATATATAACAGCATTAGATCTCTGTTTACAAGGTATTATGAGTCCATCAACGCTGGGTATAGATGTTAAGAAGCTGGATAATGCGGAAGCACAGAGAGAAAAGGAAAAAGCAACATTATATAGCAGAAATAACATTGTAGGACAGTTGCAGAAGGTGCTTCCAAAGCTTGTAGATATAGTATTTAAGGCTATGGATACATTTCATAAGACACCAATTAAGGATATAGATATTGATGTGACATTTGGCGAGTATGCGAATCCTAGTTTTGAGAGCCAGGTTGAGACAGTCAGCAAGGCTAAGCAGGGCGGTATTATGAGCATAGAGGCATCTGTTGATGAGCTGTATGGAGATACCAAGGATGATGAATGGAAGCAGGAAGAGATTGCAAGGCTTAAGGCTGAACAGGGTATATCTGATATGGAAGAGCCGGCACTTAATATGCAGGCAGATGGCTTCACAGTTGATGGCGCTGATAACAGTTTCACAGGTTTTGATAACAAGTGAGGTAACTTATGGCACTTAACACAGATTATGACATAGAGAAAGCCTTTAGAGCTATAGAAGATGAGCTGATAGCTTCAATGATACGGAATCTTGACGGCCACAGGGCAGAAGAGACTAAAGAGGGATTTAACTGGACACAATGGCAGGTGGAACAGATAAAGGCGTTGGAGAGATATAAGGCTGAAAACAAAAAGAAGTTTAAAAAGTCATTCAGTAATATCAATGATTCGATAGATGCAATGATATACGCTGCCAGGCAGGCAGGCGGTACAGAGCAGGAACAGAAGATATTAAGGGCAATTAAAAAAGGGCTTAAAGCATCCAAAGTGTCACAGGGCACTGAGGGTGCTTTTTTTAAATTAAATACCAGGAAGTTAGATGCACTTATAAAAGCCACAAAGGCGGATTTTACTAGAGCTGAACATTCTATGTTAAGAATGTCGGAGGATAAATACCGGCAGATAATATTCAATGCTCAGGTGTATGCGAATACGGGTGCAGGAACATATGAGAAAGCAGTTGATATGGCTACAAGAGATTTTCTTAAAGCTGGTATTAACTGTATTGAATATGCGAATGGCAGCAGGCATACAGTAAAAGATTATGCCAGAATGGCTATTCAGACAGCCAGCAAGCGTGCATATCTAACTGGAGAGGGAGAAATGAGACAGTCTTGGGGAATTAGTACAGTTATTATGAATAAGCGTGCTAATGCCTGTCCTAAGTGCCTTCCATTTGTTGGAAAGGTGCTGATAGATGATGTGTGGAGTGGAGGTGATGCAAGTGATGGTAATTATCCGTTAATGTCTTCGGCAATAGCAGCGGGTCTTTACCATCCTTGACGACCTAATTGCAAAGACGTACATACAACATATTTCCCTGAGCTGGATGAAGAGCCAGATAGTAAGTTTACCAAGGAAGAATTAGAAAAGGTCAAGGAAGATTACAAGCAGGACCAGAAACAGCAATATGCAGGCAGGATGGTTGAGCAGTTTGACAGGTTGTCAAAGTGCTCATTAGACAAGGACAACAAGAAGATGTATGCGGTCAAGAAGGGACAGTGGGAAAATGAAGTATTAAAACAGAAAAATAGAGGCAAAAAGGTTATAATAACGGAGCAGGCAATAGATAAAGTAAATGAAATTAATCCTAAGGGCTTTACTTCTGATAATAATAAATTTATAAAAGAAGTACATAAGGACTTACTTAAAGTTGCAAGAGAAGAAAATAACAGTAATGAAGTTGCATGTGTAGTAGATTTAATAACAAATAAAAAAACTAAATTTATAAAAGGTGGAAGGCATGAGGTAGATGTATATTCTGATTCAGATATGTTTCATTTATTGCATTCGGCAAAAGATAAGTCTTTGGTATTATGTCACAACCATCCTGGATTAACAGATTTTTCAGCAAATGATATTGGAGTATTTATGAGACACGACACAATAAAAACTATGACCATTGTGACAAACCAAGGACATGTACGATATATTTCAAAAGGCGAACATTTTGATTATAATGGAACGGTTGAATTGATGAGAGAGTGTCAGGAAAAATGTGGGAATAATATTGATAAGAGTATTGATTTGTTTTTGAAAAAATGCTATTCTGTTGGTATACAGAGAGGGTAATATTTAGGTAGGAGGTATTTTAATGGATGGTATATTAGACGGAAAACCGGGAATGACAATAGATGAATTGATTGCATTATTGGAAAAAGGACCAATAAAAGCAGAAGGCAATAATGAAGGTAAAGCAGAAGTAAAAGAAAACAAATAACAGCCACCAGTCGAGAGATTGGTGGTATTTTTATACTCTGTTGTACTGGTACAACAGAACTTAATAATTGCAAAGACGTACATACAACATATTTCCCTGAGCTGGATGAAGAGCCAGACAGTAAGTTTACCAAGGAAGAGTTAGAAAAGGTCAATGAAGATTACAAGCAGGATCAGAAGCAGCAATATGCAGGCAGGATGGTTGAGAAGTTTGACAGGTTGGCTAAGTACTCATTAGACCCGGATAATCAGAAAATGTATGCGGCTAGAAAGGAACAGTGGGAGCAAAGTATATTATTTAATGGTAGTTCTGAAAAACATATTGAGGAATTACATAAGAATGATATAATGAATTTATCAGATAAAGAATTACAAGCAGTTACACAATATAAGAGCTTTGAAGCATATATTATAAATGATGTTTTAAGAAATGCAAATGATTTATCAAATTTAAAATCAGAACATAAACAACTTGTAAACAATTTAGATGCAGCACTGTCAAAAATATCAAAATTCAATGGGGATTTAATAAGAACTGTTGATTTTTCTGACAGGAAGGATGAGCAAGATAGAATTAAAGAATTTGTAAGTGAATATGTTGAAGGAACAATAATAACAATTAAACAATACTGGAGTACATCAAAGACAGAAGGATATAATGATTTAGCAAAAATAAAAATTTATATACAAAATACAAAAAATGGGCGAGATATAAGTTCTATTGGCTTAAATGAAAATGAAGTCCTTTATGAGCGAAATAGTAAATTTAAAGTTATTTCAAAAATATTAGTCGGGGAGATTTGGCATATTCTTTTAGAGGAGGCGGATTAAATGAAGTTAACAGCAAGAGAATGGCTTTTACTACCAGAAGCAGAGCAAATGCAAAGAGGAAAAGAACTTTCTCCAGAAGAATGTTTTAAACTTAGGATGGAACTTAGTGAAGTTAATTTTACGGAGGAGGAAAAACAAAAATTAACAAAAGAAGAGCGTGAGAGATTTATAAATCCACCGAAGAGAACTGATGAGGAAATAGAAAAAAATAATAGAACAACATTTAAAGTTTTACAGAATTGGAAAATTTTACCTAAAGATATAACATTTGAAGAATGGATAAAAGCAGGTAAACCTCTTAATTATTAATATAGGTGTATTTATATATCAAGTGATGCACTTGGTATAAATGAATATAATGTGGGTAAGATAAGTGATTATGCAGAAATCAAATAGTTTCTTCATACTATATATAAGCAGTTAACAGCCACCAGTCGAGAGATTGGTGGTATTTTTATACCCAAGTTGCACCGGTGCAACACAATTTAATATTAGTTAATAAGCACGCATAGCAAATAAGCTGTGGGTGCTATAGAGAAGAATATAAAACTAAATTATGAAATGTATAATTCGTCAAGAAAACAAAAATAAAAGCATCCTCATCAGGATGCTTGTTGTTTTCGTAGCGGGACTCGAACCCGCATCTGATTGTTAGTTAGACAATTGCTTTATCCATTAAGCTATACGCTCATTAGAGTTTGTACCTAAGTACACATTTAACATATCATAAGACAATGGAAATGTCAATAAAACACTTGACTTATTGGCAGACAACAATTTTCTTTCAAGGTAATTATGAAAGGAGAATTTTAAAATGGAATTACCACAGACATTAGAAGTAAAAGGAATTAAAGTATTAACTACACGTCAATTAGCTGAAGCATATACTACTACACAAAAAGTTATAAATAATAATTTTTCAAGAAATAAAGATAAATATATTCTTGGAAAACATTACATTCTTATTGAGGGGCAGGAAATGAAAAAACTAAAAGCTAGTCCTCAATTTGAGGGGGAGTTACATTATGTGTCAAAAGTGTATTTTTGGACAGAAAAAGGAGCACTCCTTCACGCCAAATCACTTAACACAGATAAAGCGTGGCAAGTATATGATTATCTGGTAGACTTTTATTTCAGAGCAAAGGAAAAGAGTACAGAGATAATAAAATCGCAGAAGCCATTTAACAAGGTTACAATGAAAAATCCAATTTTAATATTCAAGGTGCTTACACAGCTTGCAGAACAGAATAATATGCAGATAAGAAGCTATGACTTTAAAGCCTCTCCAAGCTATCTGAATGGTAATAAGATAGGAATGAAAAGTAATATGACATTAGAGGAAGTAGATTATGAATTAGCTTATATATTGGCACACACTTTCATACATAAAGGAGAGGGTGATTTAATACATAACCCAGATTATAAGATTTACAATGCAAGAGCAGAAAGAGCAGCGGATATGATAATTAAGATGCTTGATATAGCTTTTGCATAAACACAATTTAATATCAATATCAGGGACACTCAGTAATGGGTGTCCTTTTTATATGCCCAAAACTTAATGGCACTAAACTTTAGGAAAATGCCGACGGGCGGTAAACGGAAAGGAGACAGGTATGAGAAAGACATTACCTATTAATTTACAGTTCTTCGCTGAGGGCGGAGATGGTAACGGCGACCAGAACGCTGGAAGTAACAATAATGGACAGGCAGGACAGCAAGGTGGTCAGAACAATCAGCAGGCGGCTGGAATTGACTATGACAAAATACAGAGTATGTTAGACACCGCAACTGCCAAGAAAGAAAATGCTGTGCTTAAAAGCTATTTCCAGCAGCAGGGACTATCCGAGGAGGAAGTAAGCCAGGCTATTGCAACATTTAAGCAGAATAAACAGCAGCAGGTAGAACAGCAGCAGAACGCTAACGCTAGTCTTCAGAACGAAGTGGCAGCGGCACAGAAAGATGCTGAACAGGCTCGTATAGAGCTTGCGGCTACACAGGTAGCAATGACACTTGGTATTAATGCCAAGACAGTACAATACGTGCTTAAGATGGCTGATTTCAGTAAGGCAAAGGGTACAGATGGAAAGATATCAGAGGACAATGTTAAAGCTGCAATTGAACAGGTTCTAAAGGATGTACCTGCACTTAAGCCAAGTACGGAGAATAATGCTGGATTCCAGATTGGCGCAGGGCAGCAGACTAATGGACAGCAGTCTTCTGCAGGTAGCAATGTAAATGTTCCTACAAAGAGATGGAATAGATTCAATTAAGAAAGGTTAAAAAGGTAAAATAATATGCCAAATTTAAATTATGCAGAACAGTGGAGTCCTGAATTATTAGCAATTCTTATTCAGGGCACACTTACATCACCATTTATCACAAACAATGTCAGATGGTTAGATGCAAAGACTTTCCATTTTACACAGATGAGTGTAAGTGGTTATAAGAACCATAAGAGATCAGGTGGATGGAACACAGGAGAATATAACCAGAAAGATGTTCCTTACACAGTAACACATGACAGAGATGTACAGTTTATGGTTGATAAGGCAGATGTTGATGAAACAAATCAGACAGCATCTATTCAGAATATTTCACACATATTTGAACAGACACAGGTAGTACCAGAGACAGATGCATTATTTTTCAGTAAGGTAGCACAGGCTGCACAGAAGACAGAATTATATCATACTGAAACAGCTTCCACAGAATATACATCAGAGAATGTATTTGCTAAGCTTAAGCATATTCTGGCAGCAGGCAAGCTTAGAAGATATAAGGCAAATGGAAGCCTCATTATGTATGTATCTTCTGACATTATGGATAAGCTTGAGGTATCAAAGGAGTTTACACGTAAGATTGAAATGACACAGATTGCAGAAGGTGGTCTTGGCATTGAAACACGTGTAACTGATATTGATGGTGTGACACTTATGGAAGTTGTGGATGATGAAAGATTCTATGACAGATTCGATTGGGATGTTGCAGAGGGCGGCTTTGCTCCGCTTAAGTCAAAGTATGCCATAACAACAGATACAGATGTGGCAGAAGGAAAGACATACTACACTAAGAGCGACAGCACTTATACAGTTGTGGCAAAGCCTACAAAGACTAATATAGCCACATATTATGAAAAAACTGTTCAGGGCTCACGCAAGATTAATGTACTTGTCGCATGTGGACAGACATGTAAGACAGTACCTAAGATTTCATCTATTTATTTCTTCGCACCAGGAGCACATACAGAAGGAGACGGATATCTTTATCAGAATCGCCAGTTAAGTGATACATTTGTATTCCCTAATGGCAAGGATGGTAAGGTTGATTCTGTATTCGTTGATGTAGATCCTGCAGAAGATATTGAAGCGTGAGCCTATGGTATATGCAAGTAAAGAACAGTACCTGAGCGAGCATAATCTTATCCCGGATGAACAGATAGAACGAAGATTAAAGCAGGCGAGCCGACACATCGACTCGCTTACTTTTAATCGCATAACTTCAAGAGGCTTTGATAATCTGACAGAGTTCCAGCAGGCAATAATTATAGATGTATGCTGTGATATGGCTGATTTTGAGTATGAGAATGAAGATATGATTAATTGTGTCTTGCAGAATTATGCTGTAAATGGAGTATCTATGCAGTTTGGCAGCAGTTGGAATGTTCTTGTGCAGAATGGAATTGCTGTAAAGCGTGATACATACCAGGTGCTTTGCCAGACAGGCTTGTGCTGCTTGAGTCTGGGGGTGTGAGTATGAGATACCCTTGCTTGATATTAAAGAGCATGTGTAAGACAGAAATACACATTGAGATAGAGCAGGAAGGTCAAAACGTATATGGGGAGCAGTTAGACCCTGTGGTATGGGACGGATTATGCAACTATCAAGACAGTGGAAAGACGGTGCTCACAGCAGAACAGAAGCTTATACAGCTTGAGGGTTGTGCCTTAATACCTGGTGATATTGCACCAGAACTGCCTCTTATTACTAAGGGTGAGATAACGGTGTTTGGCGAAACAAGGCATATATACAAGGGTACAAAATGCCGTAATCCTGATGGAACAGTAAATTATGTGAGATTGGATGTGATGTAATGACAAAGAATGTTAAATCAACAGTAAAACTTAATATGCCTATGGTAAGGAAACTTACGGCAGCAGCAGCGACTTCATTAGAAATGACAGCGGAAGCTATACACACGGATGTTGTGCAAAGTCAGGTAATACCAAGAGATACAGGTAAATTGCAGGGAGAAAGTACGCATATTATTGCAGGAAAGAGTGAAACTGCCACTTATGAAAATGGACAGACAGTAACTAATGGTATTTCAAAAGCTGTAAATGGCAAGGTTATCATATCAACATCAGCACCGCAGGCAAGAAGATTATATTACCATCCGGAATATAATTTCCATCAGACGCCATGGACAGATGAAAGCGGTAAGAAACATGAAGGAAATGCAAATGCTAAAGGCAGATGGCTTGATGACTACCTTAAAGGTGGCAAGAAACAGGATTTTGCCAAGAATGCTTTTTCAAAGCTGTATAAAAAGAATGCGGGGTTATGATGTTAGGAATAGGTGATGTAAGAGATTATATAGCAGGTCTTGGCATTGCAGACAATGATAATGTATATTGCGGCAAGCTTGACAATAAAAAAGATAAGAGCATAGGAGTATATAATCTTAACAGACAAAGACCACCACAGACTGCTGTAGGAGGCTTAAATAACAGCTCTTATCGTATTAAGTCTATAAGTATATTAGTTCATTGGAATACAAGTGTCAGAGACACCGAGAAGGCAGCAGAACAGCTCTATAATATGCTTAGAGACACCAACAATAAAATAATCAATGATACAAAGCTGCTATTCACTAAAATGCAGGTTGATGGACCTGTGGATGTAGGGACAGATGATAAAGGTATCTTTGAGAGTGTAATAGAATTAGATATTTATTATGAAAGGTAGGTAAAGGTATGGCACAGAATACTAAATTAGCTGGATATAATGCAGGGGCAACACCTCTTACTGGCGTTAATCCGGTGCATACAATTCAGTTCGGTGTATGCATAACAGGAAGAAAGAGCACAGATACACCGGAAACAGTAGAAACAAAGGTTGTAAAAGATGCAGAGAGCTTAAGCATATCCGTGGATGGAACTATTGAGGAATGGAATCCAATGGATCAGGCAGGCTGGACAAGAAGACTTACAACAGGTAAATCATTGGGTATGACTATGGGTGGTAAGCGTAATTATGGTGATGAAGGTAATGATTATATCGCAAGCCTGGCTTTAAAGACAGGACAGGAATGTAATACCTGGGTTTCAATTATTTTCCCAAACCTTGACCAGCTTCTTATCCCAGCAGTTATAAATGTAACTTCCCTTGGAGGAGACTCAACAAGCATTGATGCACTTGAATGGGAAGCACAGTCAGATGGAAAACCAACATACATTCCATATACAGAATAAAAAAGAAAGAGAGAATTTGAATAATGGCAAAGACAGATTTTAAAGTAATAGACATATCAATGAAGATTACAAACCAGTTACCTATGGTTCGTATTACTGATGACTTAGTGGTAACTGTGAATAACAGAAAGAACACAATTCTTAATGTACAGGCTATGGCTGCTGAGGCTGAAAAGAAGAAAGATAGTGACAACGGAATGGGATTTATAACAAAGGCTCTTGAAATGCTTATTGGCAAAGAGGCAGCAGATAAGATTGAGGCTATGGACTTACCGCTTCCAGAATATAAGGAAATGTATAATGCAATAATGGGTGTTGCCACAGGCACATATGGAGAGGAGAATACACCCTCACAGTGAAATATATTATGACATATATGATGACTGGGAATTGATAGAGTCAAGCTTCCTGTCACAGTATGGCATACGATTGCGAACGGAAGATGATATGTCTTGGGCGGAATTTTGTTCTTTATTATCTGGAATAATGCCAGAGACACCGCTTGGCAGAGTGGTGAGCATAAGGGCAGAAAAAGATATGAAAGTCATAAGGAACTTTACTAAGGAACAGAAGAAGATACACAATGACTGGCTTCTGAAACGTAATAAGAGAGTGGTAGGAACACCACAGTATATAGAACATTGGACACGATTACAAAGAGATTTTAAGGCTGCTTACTCAAAGAAGTAGGCAGCTTTTTAATTGTGTCAGAAAGGAGGGCGAATGTCAGATACAGTAGGTCAGATAGCTCTGGAACTTGGAATAGATAGTTCACAGATAGTTAATCAGCTTACAGGAGCTTCTAATAAGGCAGCTAAGCAGGCAACAACTATCTTTTCTGGGTTTGGTAAGAAGATAGCAGCAGGATTAAGTATAGCAGCAGTTACTAAGTTCACGAAAGACTGCATAGAAGTAGGTTCCAATGTAACAGAAGTGCAGAATGTTGTTGATACAGCATTTAAGGATTTAAGCTGGCAGGCAGACCAGTGGGCTTCCAACGCTATGACTAACTTTGGCTTATCGGAATTATCGGCCAAGAAGTACATGGGTGTGTTTGGCCAGATGAGTAATGCTATGGGTATCACAGGTAAAGCGGCACTTAATATGGCTGAAAATGTTACAGGATTAACCGGTGATGTTGCATCATTTTACAATCTTGGAACGGACGAGGCATATACAAAGCTTAAGTCTATATGGACTGGAGAGACAGAGACACTTAAGGATTTAGGTGTAATAATGACTCAGACTAACTTAGACCAGTATGCTCTTAATAATGGTTTTGGTAAAACTACAGCCAAGATGACAGAGCAGGAAAAATTAATGCTGCGTTATCAGTACGTTACAAGTGCTTTATCTAATGCCACAGGAGATTTTGTTAAGACACAGGACTCCTGGGCGAACCAGACAAGAATACTTTCACTACGATTTGAGCAGTTAAAGGCCTCTCTTGGTAAAGGCTTCATAGCATTGTTTACACCTATATTAAGAGGTTTTAACAGCCTGCTGGCAGGATTACAGAAGGTTGCAGATGGATTTGCTAACTTTGTACAGTTGCTAACAGGGGCAGATATATCAGCCTCTATGGGTTCGATAAGTTCGGATATAGCAGGGATTGGAGCAGATGCAGGCAGTGCCGCAGACAATGTAAGCGATATTGGAAGTGCTGCTAAGAAGACAGCCAAAGATATAGAAAAATCACTTGCAGGTTTCGACCAGATAAATAAGCTGACAGAGCTAACAGATGATAGCAGTTTGTCTGGTTCATCAGGTACTGGCACAGCATCGGGTTCAGTATCCGGAATGGATACTAATGTATCTAATGAAATTGGAAAAGCGGGAGATGAACTTAACAAGTTCAAGCGGATAATAGAAGATATTGCTACAACATTCAAGGAAGGCTTAAAAAAAGGTTTAGGTACTGACTTTGAGAAAAGCATCAAGAGACAGCGAAAACTGCTTTTAAGCATTAAAGATAGTCTTATAGATATATTTACAGATAGAAATGTAGTTGCTTCTGCGAAGAATTACTTTGACAGCATAGTAATGAATGCGGGTAGAATAACAGGATCTTTTGTAAATATTGGTGCTTCAATAAGTGAGAATCTGTTAGGTGGAATAGATAAATATTTATCATCTAATAAGGATTTTATTAAGATAAGATTATCTGAAATGTTTGATGCGAGGGCTGTATTGTGGAATAAGATTGGTGATTTTTCAGAGTTCCTTTCACAAATATCTGAAATATTCAGAGGCGATGCAGCACAGGGAATATCTGCTGATTTGATAGCAATTTTTGTTAATCCATTTATCACAATAGTGTCCCTGTGTAACCAATTCGTGGCAGATTTGATTTCAACGCTTGTAGACCCGATTGTAGAAAATACAGATAAAATCAAGCAGGCATTTGAATCAACGTTGGAACCTATTAGGAATGTACTAGATGAGATAACGGCTGTAATTGAAGAAACCTGTAATAAAGCTGTACAGATGTATGATGAGCATATCTCACCATTATTTGACACTGTAAAAATAGGTCTTAGTGATACATTTGGCAAGCTGTTAGATGTATATAATACATATTTCGTTCCAGTACTTAACAACATAGCTGACAAACTGAAAGAAATATGGAGCTCACACATTGAACCTTTGATGACAAAGGTAATTGACATTATAGGCCACGTTGCAGATGTTATTAAAGCATTGTGGGAAAACATATTAAAACCGGTTATCGACTGGATAATAACCAATGTTATTCCAAAATTAGCACCTGTAATGGACTGGATATCAGATATTGCAACGGAAAAGTTTGGAAATGTAATGGATATTATCAAGGATGTATTATCAGTCTTTGATGATGTATTGGTATTCGTGAAAGATGTCTTTAGCGGCAACTGGTCGGATGCGTGGAATGATATTGTTAATACATTTGGCGATATATTCTCAATGATAGCAGATATAGCCAAAGGACCTATTAATATGGTAATCGGACTTATAAATGGTATGCTTGACGGATTAGAAAGTGGTATTAACTGGATGGTTCGTAAGGTAAATAGTTTGAGTTTTGATGTGCCTGACTGGGTACCGGTTATAGGTGGTGACCATTTCGGGTTTGATTTACCGGAAGTTGGTTTTGGCAGCATTCCATACCTTGCACAAGGTGGATATGTAAAGCCAAACACACCACAGCTTGCAATGATTGGTGATAATAAACACCAGGGAGAAGTTGTAGCACCAGAGGATAAGCTTATCGATATGGCACAGAAGGCAGCAGCTATGGCATCCAGTGCTGAACTGTTAGCCGAAGCTATAAGTATTCTTAAGCAGATTCTTAAGATACTGGAAACATTAGATCTTGATATACAGCTAGATGGAAAGAGTCTTAAGAAGTATGTAGTTGATAAGATAAACGAACATACAAAGCAGACAGGAAAATGTGAGATTATACATTAAGGATGTGATGAATTGATACTAAGATGCGACAATCAGGAGCTTCCGGCTCCTGTGTCCATCAAAGTGGATGATGAGATAATATGGTCTTCTTCAACGGGACGAGCACTTGACGGAACAATGTTAGGTGATGTAGTTGCTGAAAAGAAGACCTTATCTATATCCTGGGGAGTTCTTCAGGAAGATGAGTTGGTTCTTATTAAGAATAAGCTTGTTGCCGGATTCTTCCCAATAACATTTCATGATGATGGACAGGATATAACAATAACAAGTTACAGAGGTACACTAAGCAAGGAAGTAATAGGGGAGCTTGATGATGGTATTTTCTATTACAGAAGTGCAAGTGTATCTATTATTCAACAATAAAGGAGATTTATAATATGAAATTTACAATCAAACAGATTGACAGATGTGCAGCAGAATTACAGAAGTTACAGAATTCAAAGAAACATTGGCCAGTTAAGGTCAATTATGCAATTGCTAAAAATCTTAAAGCGTTATTGGCAGAATTAGAGGTATATAACGCTGAAAGAACGCGATTATTAAAGGAAAATGCTTTAAAGGATGAAAATGGAAATGCAGTCGTAGAAGATGGCTCTTACAAGTTTGCAGAAGACAAGGAGCAGGAGGTGATTAAAGAAATTGATGAAATGTATAACATTGAAACAGAACTTGATGTGCATATGATTAAGCTGGAAGATGTTAATGAATGTGATGCAGAGGGATATGATGGAACTACATTAGAAGATATTACAGCAATAGAGTTTATGATACAGGAGTAAACATATGTATAACAACGTAACAGAAGCTTTTAAAGAAACAATAAGAAGTCCATCAAGGACTTTTGAGGCAAGGCTTAAGATTAATGGACGGTGGTTTAATTCCGAGTTCAAAAAATTGAGCTATGAAACATCAAGTACGGCTGATGAAGCTTTACAGCTAGGAGCGGCTGTATCTGCAAAGATAGAAATTACTATTAAAAAGATAGACGAATTATTTGAAAATACAGAGATACCAGTAGAGATAGGTTTAAAGCTGCCAAGTGGAAAGTATGAATATATTCCACTTGGCTTTTTCACAGCAGAGCGCCCACAAAGTGATCAGGCAACAACGACATTTACAGCATATGACAGAATGATGAAGACTATAGGACTATATATATCCAATCTGATATATCCAGCAAGTGCTGCTTCGGTTTTAAATGAGATAAGTGCGAGCTGTGGTGTTCCAGCAGACTTAAGTGGTCTGGATGACATAATGATACAGACTAAGCCAGTTGGATATACATACAGGGAAATGATAGGCTATATAGCTTCGTTAAAGGGTGGATTTGCTTGTGTAGATAGAACTGGAACTATTGTTATTAAGTGGTATAAAGAATGTGAATATTCAGTAGGTAAAGCAAGAATTATATCACTTGAACACAATGAAAGTGATTTTCATTTGGATTATTTAAACTGTAATGTCGATAATCAGACTGAATTAACGCAGGGCGGCGGAGAGCTTGGGATAACATTTTCCAATCCGTTTATGACAGCAGACAGATTAAGCCAGATATATCAGGGTATTAAAGGGTTTGCTTATAGAGGAGCTTCATTAAGGACGCTTGGAGACATACGTCTGGATCCGTGGGATGTTATAACTGCCAATGACGGCACTGGTGAATATAAAATACCGGTTATGAATTTGGTACAGGAATATGATGGCGGTATGGCTATGACTGTTACATCTTATGGAAAGACAGAAGTAGAGACCGAAATGGACTTCAAAGGACCGACAACACAACAGAATGAGAGAATATATTCTGATTTGATATTGGCAAAGGAATTAATAGCAAAGAAAGTTGATGCTGACTGGGTTAAGGCTAATACTGTTACAGCAGAGAAAATTGATGCTGTAAGTGCAGAGATAATTGATATAAAGGCTAATTATCTTAAAGCAGATGTTGCAGATTTAAGATACGCTAACATAAAGCTTAGTAATATCGAAGCTGGCTCTATAAAGACAGCAATGATAGACACAGGTGCAGTTGGTACAGCTCAAATTGCAGACGGAAGCATAACAGATGCTAAGATAGTAGATTTAACTGCTAATAAAATAACAAGTGGAACTATAGATGCCGCTAACATCGAGGTAATAAACCTTAAGGCTGCCAATATCACGGTAGGAACAATTAATGGTAAGCAGATAGCTGAAGGAGCAATAGATACATCCAAGTTTGGAACAGATGTCACTGACTGGATGAATACAACAGACAAAGATATAGAAAATGCAGCACAAAAGGCAGATACAGCTAATACAAATGCGGCTGGTGCATTAA